ATATCTATAACCCTCATAATGGCTTTCCCTTCCAGAGTACTCAATAAAGTATCTCCTTGTTGTGGATACCCAGATTCAGGAGGAACCCAAACCAAGGCTAACCTACCAGCATGAAAACTGCTTGCTGTAATATGGAAAAGCACTCGAATAGAACCCCTCCACATATGAAACGGTAAACTCGCCCATGACAATATGGTATCATATCCAGGTCCTCTGTATCCAGGCCTCACTGGAATCCAATCAGTTATTTGTTGTCCACTGATAGCATCAGAACCCCATGTAATGATTTGTGCCAATGATGGTGTAGAAAATACATAATCCAAATCCATTTCTGCAGGATGTGAACCCATTAAACAAGGATGCTTATCTATTGAAGCACCAGGATGTAACGTCAACATTGTTGAAGGATTTAATCCGTGCGTATTCGATAAATTAAATAATCTCGGCACCATTGTTTTATATGGATCCAAATCTATAGGATTGCACTCATGTGCTATCGGTTCATTATAACTCGTATCAACAAGATTCGAATATAATCTCTTCATAACATTTCGAACTCGCGCAAAGGTTCCAGTGACGGGTACTGAAGTAATACTGGTTGTTGGATCGTCTTGTTCCTGATCTTCAGAGATTGGATTCTCAGACTTTTTCTTCGCCTCAACATTTCTCTTTGCCTGTTGAATAAAACTTTTCTTAGTTCCTTTAACCTTATTGATATAATTAGAAGATCCGGTGGTTGACTCTGGTTGTAACATTGCTGGAGGCAATGGTTTTAAAGGGGTAACCTCAAATTCATGATAGTTTGCAGGACCTTGTAATGATACATTCACCATTCTGGCATATATTGAAACACCTACTGGGTTTGAAGGTGCAGTGCTATATTGCTGAAGGGGATTTAGAACATAGGTTTTTAAACCACCAAGAGATCGGTAGGCGGATGTATTCGCAATGCGATCCATACCATAACTGTTCAATAGCAAGTAATAGTAAGGGAACACAAAAGGAACAGTAAATACCATTGTTTCAGATTGCGTT